TCTTCGCGCTGCACATCGGTTGGACTGCGGCCGCGCTTGCGCACCACCTCGGGACCGGAGGCGAGGCCGGAGCCGAGCAACGTTTCCCAGGCCGATGCCTCTTTGGCCGGATCAACCCAGGGCATCTGGGGGGTCACATACATGGCTTGCACGGCACGGCCCAGCGGCATGCTTGGCGGCAGGCGCAGGCGGCCGGTAGCGACGGCGGTCGCCACCACGCGGCGGTAGATGGGGCGGACCAGTTCGGCGGCGAGGTCCTGGCTCAAAACGGCATAATCGACCCACGAATCGACCAGTTCTTGGCGACGAGCGGAGTAGGAGCCATCGTATTCGCGGGAGACGCTGGAATGGGAGACACCGACGCCAGCGGTGGCGGCCTTCAGCAGGGCAGAGCGGAAGCCCAACAGGCCTGAATTGGGGCGCCCGTTGTTGCCGATCATCTCGATGGATTCGCCGGGTTGCAGATCGTCGAAGATCATGCCGGCGCGGAACATCAGATCGCGCGGCAGCGGCTCGCCATCGGCATCGGTGCCTTCGGCGTTGTACAGATCCGGCGTGCCTTTCTTGATGGCGGCGCCCATGGAGGCGGCGACCTTGGCAGCCACTGTCTCCGAGGTTTCGTAGTCCCTGAGGTGGTCAAGTCGCTCCAGGATGGAAGCGAAATCCGACATGCCGCGGCGCTGGTGCAGGCGATCGCGCTGGGCCAGGTGGAGCACGTCATCGGCGGAGATGCGCGAGAGGGTGGACCATGGCACGCGCAGATCGCCGATCTCGCCGGGATGGCCGCGATAAAGCCAATAGGCCAAGGGCTGGCCCCAGGCATTCAGCTCGATGCCATCGCGCACGCTGCGGCCCTGGAATTCAGAGTCATGGCCCAGCGGCAGGAAGTCGGCTTCCAGCAATTCGAGGGACAAAGGCAAGGCGCCGGCATGGCGCACGGGCGCGGCGGGGCCGAGCATCCGGCACAAAGCCTCGCCATCGCGGAATTTGCTGCGAGCCAGTAGACGCTGCACCTTCGGCCAGCTCAGTTGGCGGGTGACTTCGGGCGCCTCGCCCCATTCCTCCCAGATTTCCAGGATGGCCGCGGCGGTGAGGGTATCGACCTGGCCGGCGGCGTCCAGCGGCGTGGGTTCTACCTGGATACCGGCGGCGCCGACGGTGTTGTTGACCATGACGCGCAGGACGGCGCGCGCCAGATCGGAATTCTGCTCCAGATGGCGGGCCTGCTCGCGAATGGACAGGCTGCCCTGACGCACGGCCTGGGAGCCGGTGCCCCCTTCGCGGCGGGCCTTGCGCTGGCGATCCGGGCGGGCGGCCTCGTAATAGGCCAGCACACGGCGGGCCTGTTCACGACGCAGCGCCCAGGACGGCGCCAGGGCGCGGATGAGGCGATCCGCGAAAGAGGCGATGGGGGTATCAGGCATCATCGAAGACCGCCGTGCGGAAACGCGGCGCCGTGCGGGTAGGGGCAGCGGACAGCAGCTTGGCGACGTGATCGCGGGCCTTGAGGAGATCGCTCAGGGAGTGGTAGGTGATCATGCGGTCACCAAGGCGCACCGCCAGTTTGCCGGAGGCGATGGCGAGGTCCAGGGCGTCGAGGTCGGCTGAGGTAAGGGCCATGGCATTAGCATGGACCCTTTGCTGGCCGCAAAACTAGGCAGAAAATGCGGCAGGTAGGCGGGCTTAAAAAAAGATGCAAAAAAGTGAAAAAAAGTTTGAAAGGAGCCTTGACACTCTAGCGGTATGGTGTAGAATATTAATCAAGGAGAGAGAAACAGGGACGCGGACCTCAGGGGTGAAGCCCCCTGATCACGCAAGGGGACAGAGGCTCCGCGCAAGCGACCCGCCCGTAACGAGGTAGCACAGTGAGTGCCTGACGAGCCCGAGGGAGACGGGGAACCGAACGAAACCTTATCCTGAGATACGAAATGAAAAAGAACGAACTTCATGAAGGCATCGGCGGCAACGGCCAGACAATCTGGATGGTAGTCACCATCAACACAGAAAACGGACAGTGGTTATGGGTTGAGAACTTCACCAGCAAGGGAGAAGCTGAAGCCTGGATAAGATCCTCTACTTACTAAAATGCCAGGCCAAGGATGGCCACCATTGAGCGAAAAAAAGTTAAAAAAAGTTCAAAAAGAGTGTTGACACCTTCGCGCTATGGTGTAGAATACTAATCAAGGGAAGGGGAACACCGGCTAGAACCGAAGACCCTCCCTCCCGGCCCGAACACCCACGGACCGACCGGGAGACCAAAGAGACCAAGACCAAGACCTATCAACGACGCAGACCAGGAGAGAAACCATGAACCGTTACACGATGCACTTTCAAGCTCACAACATCATGACCGCGATTGCAGCATGCGAAGCTGCACGGCAGCGGTACGGATTTGAGTACCGGATCGAGTCCGGAAACATTATCACCTCCACCGAGCCAGAATTCCGCGTGAACGAAGTGATGGATCTCTTCAATGAGATGAATACCAAGTGATCCCAACACCAACCCAGGCCCACGGACGGGCCACCTACCGGAGAGAGACCATGACCACCGCCAGCAAGATCGAATTCGACACCACTCAGTATCAGATCAGCCACGGCAAGATGCCTCGTGGCCGTGGCTCCTGGGCCTTCCAAGTCACCGAGGTTAACGGCTGGCGCGGCGAGGCCCCTATTCACTTTTCGCCCAGCATGACACTGGCCGAGGCCAAAGCGTGGATGCGCCCTATCGCACATAGCGATGCCGGCCACATGCGCGGCGTAACCATCCATGTGGACATCCTCCCATAACAACCCAGGCCACGGACGGCCCAACCGGAGAGAGACCATGACCAGCATTCAGCAATCACCGTGGACCAGCTTAAAGACCAACATGGTTGGACAGGAGGAAATCATCCGCAGGATGAACGGATTTGACCGATCCGCATGGCTTGCTCAAGTAACGGGGGGCGCAAGGCGGCAGGTTCGTTTTGCTATCCAAAGTTTCAGCGACTGCGAGCGCGAAATGACCGCTGGCGGTGGCTGCATTTACTGAACAACCAACCCAGGCCCACGGACGGGCCGCAACCGGAGAGAGAGATGAACAATCACGACATACGGACCGTAGAATCGATGGCCCAAGGGGCGCAGCGTGACGCGCTGTTGGGTGACGGCTACAAATACCGGGTGATCCGCTGGAATGACGCAGGCACGCAATGCGAAAGCATTGCCTTTTACAAGACCGCCATCGGCGCCAAGAAGATGGCAGCAAAGGCCAATAGCAACAGCACGAGATAGACAACCCCAGGCCCACGGACGGGCCACAACCGGAGAGAGAAAATGAAGCTGGCAGACGCCCTGAACATCCTCGGCGTGACGGGCGAGGCAATCACCCTTGACCAGGTGAAAGACGCCTACCGCCGCGCGGCCCTGAAATTCCATCCTGACCGCAACCCGGGCGGCCTGGAAATGATGAAGGCGGTAAATGCCGCCTGGGATTATCTCAAGGGCCTTGACTGGGCCGACGCTGCCAGGCCGGTGAACAATGAAGCCGGACCCAATGCCGACTATGGCGATGCCCTCAACGCGGCCATCAATGCCGCGATCAACCTAGAGGGGATCGACCTGGAGCTATGCGGCGCCTGGATATGGGTGACTGGCAACAGCTACCCGCACCACGCCACCCTCAAGGCGGCAGGATTCCGCTGGGCCAGTGCCAAAAAGCAATGGTATTTCCGCCCGGCAGAATGGGCCAGCGCCGGCCGGGGATCCTGGAGCAGGGACAAAATCCGCGCAAGTTACGGTTCCAGCGCGGTGCCAAAGCCAAAGGCCAGCCCGCGGCGGCGGATGAATCGGCAGGGAGAGGAAGAAGCCGCCCGCCCGGCATGAAGCCAGGCTACGGCGCCCCAGGGAAGGGGCAGGCGGCAAGGAGAGGATACCCCATGCGCGACCAGCGCGCCATCAAATTTAACCCGCCCGGAATCACGGGCCACAACCGGAGAGAGAAGATGAACACAACACGCAACGAATGGAACGCTCTTTACGTTACCCCTGACTGGGTGACGACACTCATTGTGGATTGCGAAAAGGCAGGCACATTCACGCGCGGAATTGAATCAGACAAGAAGCACCGCGGCACCGCTATCAATGTGGACCTGTACGGCTACGACGCCGCGCAGGGCTTGGCGGTTATCCAAGTGCGGGAAGCGATGTTCCGCCCTGGACGTTACACCCGCGTGCGCAAGGATTATTACCTCATCGGCCACACCGAGAGCGGTGCCACCTTTGCCCACCCAGTGGAGACGCCCGCCAGGGCCAAGACCGCCATGGTGACGCCAGAAGCTACGGTGGCTTATGTCCTCGCCAAGATTTGGGGCTGCCGAATGGCCGACCTGGGTGACATCGAGCGGCAGGGGGATGTGGCTTTTGTGCCAGTGACCAGCATCCCTAAAACGGCTGAGCCCGTGCTAAACGGAGAGGCTGTCATGATTCGTGACACCCACCGCCTGACCGGCAACGTGTGGCGTGATACCGACGGCACGCTCTACACGCGAAGAGGGGCCAGGCTTGTCCATACCAAAGGCCAGCACGCGCCCATCAAGGCCAAGGGCGGCGCCTACCGCGTCCAGCCTGGCATTCGCGCCACGACATGGGGCTTTACCGCACCGCATGGCGATTAGGCAACCACGGCCCACGGACGGGCGCCTACCGGAGAGAAACAATGACCACCAACCGCACCGCCGAAGACGCTTACGCTTCCGCCCACGCCGAGGCCCTTGTCCTCCTTTTTGAAATTTGGGAGCAGATTGACAACATGCCAGCGCCCAGCGAGCAAACGAACTGGGGCCATGTGGGCGACATGAACCGCATCGTGACTTTGCTGCGGCCCATCCTGTTTCCGGGAGAGGCATCATGACCAAAATTGACATAGCCGGAGCGAGGCAAGGCATGGACGACAAGGAATTTCTGTTGGCCATGCGCGAGTACATCGAGGATGTTGAGGTGCTAATTGAAAATGATCGGGGCGTAGGCCGATCACTTGAGGAATTGATTGCCGAAGGCGAGATGCCCCCTCTTTACTCGGAAGTGCTGCGCCGTCTTGGCGTGGACTAACATCAATGCCGCCCCGATCAACCGGGGCCTCTTACCGGAGAGAGATCATGACTTATTACCGCAATCTCCCCTGCCACTTGACGGCGGCCCAAGAACTTCATCTCGACGTGATAGTCCAGACGGCCACATCCAGCCCACAAGCTGGTATTGGCTACCCGCCGCGCCATGAAAATCCGCGAATCTGGGTGGAAGACTGCACTCTGGCAACGGCCAGAATGCTGGACCGCGCCCTCGCCAACATGGGGTTGCTTCCGGAGGAGACACTATGACCACTTCCACCCCCGGCGCCGCCCTGGCGGCGATGCGCCCGACCCTGGCTTATCGCTGCCAGGTTTGCGGCGCCACCTTCACCGCCAAGGACCGGCGGGCCAAGTATTGCTCGGAGCGCTGCAAACAGGCGGCGAAGTATTGCCGCGTCAAGGCCGCCAAGCCCACCCCCGCCCTATAGCCCCCACCCTTCCGGCGCCAGCCCATTACCGGGCGGGCGCCGTTTTTGCGTTTGACGGCGGACGACGCGATCCACCGTATCCAGGGACACGCCGACACGCGCGGCAATGGTGGCGCGACTATCCCCGGCGAGTCGCCCGGCGAGAATGGCACGGTCGCGCGCGGCGCGGTCAGCGGCGGGCACATAGACGCGCAATGTGCCAAGCTCCCGCCGCAGCCGCTCGCAAATCTTGGCGGCCAGGCGTTGCGCGGCGGGAACCGTCAGCCCTTCGGCGCGGGCGGCCAGCAGGGCGGCATCGACAATCACGGCCAGCACGTCATCCTCTACCGCGGGCATTTAGAGGCCCCACCCTTCAGGGGCAAAACTCGGGCGACGTGACGGGGCAGCCCGCCGCGGCGGCGGCATGGCTTTGATAGGCGGGGTGACTGGCGGCGGGGCGGGTTCGGCAACTTTCGCCGGCTGGCTCAGATCGGCGCGGCTCAAGAGCATGGCGGCATAGGCATAGACGCGGCAGTCGAGGGCCTCCACCGCACTGTGAATCGGTACCCAATGCCGCTCGGGGCGCCGGTTCTTGCTGGTCTGCACAATCAGGCGCTCGCCGGTGAGTTGCAGGAAATACTCCTCGGACCTGGCCGGAAAATGACAGTAATTGGCTTGGCCCTTGATGGCGTTCAGAGCATGGAACACCGTCAGCTTGATCTGGTCAACGCCGACGATTTCAGGCGGCTTGCCGTAGCGGAAGCGGCGGGCCCGCCGCTTCATGACCGCCCGCCAGTCCCGATCAATCTCCTCCCGCGCCATGCCGGGGGCGCCCTTGACCGGCGTTACCGAATGGCGCCGGTAGCGTTTGATCGCCTCGTAAACGTGCTGGGTATAGGCGCCCGAGTCGATGCAGACATGGCCGATCTTTATCTGGCTGCCGTCGGCCCGCTCGAATGGCTGATCTATCACTTCCAATAAATCCTCCCAGACCTCGCCGCTGGTGGGCTCGCCCGGCAATACCTGGTAGGCGATGGACCAGGATTCGCGGCGGTAGCCCCAGCCGACGACCTCCAGCTCCAGCCGGTCGCCCTGCACATCCACCCCCATTGTCAGCACTTGAACACCGTCCGGCACCTCGGCGCCGTAATCCTCGCACCGCTGCGCCAGGGCGCTCGGGTCCGCGCGCTCGCCCTCGCCTTCCCATGGCTCGCCGAAAACAGTGTTGACGACTACCTGCTTCCGCGCCGGATCGCCCTGGGCATTGATCCACTCGGCGACGGTATCGTCCCACCGGGCGAACGGCGATCCCCATTCATTGAAGGCGAACCCCGCCGCCGACTCGGGGCCATCCTTGACGCAGACCCAGCGCCCGGACAGTTTGACCTTATCGGCCATGGCTAAGCCATGCTCGGCGCCACAGGCCTTGCACAGGTAGCGCACGCTGGCGGCATCGTCATTATCCCAGCGGAAATGCTCCAGCGTCGGAAATTGCAGCTCGCCGCAATGCTGGCAGGCAAGGTGCCACTCCCATTGCTGGGTGCAGCGGTCATATTCGGCACAGATGCCCACGTCGCTGTAAGTGGGTGTCGAAGCGATGATCTCCTTGGCGGTGCGCCGGGCGCGGAAGGTCTGGAGGCGCTTGCGGGCCAGCAGGAGCGGGTCGCCCTCCTTGGTGGCCTCCCAGCGGTCCAGCTCGTCACAGATCAGGTAGCGAATCGGCCGGCTGGCCAGGCTCGATGGCGAATTGGCGCCGGCGATGGTGACATGACCGCCGGGAAAAGTTTTGTGCAGGATGGTACTGGCCGAAGCCCTGGCCTTCACCTTGCCGATCTTGTCGGCCAAAGACGGGCAGTCCCGCAGCATGGTAGCGATGCGGTCCTTGCTGAAGGCCTCGCCCATCGGCGTGATGTTTGGTTGAATG